ACGGCCGCGTACGAGGACGCCGACAGCGCGGAGCCGCCCGTGGACATGTTCTGGAGCGACAGCGCGTAGGAGTGGGCGTTGTCGGCCGAGGTCGACTTCACGCCGTCCACGACGACGAACACGTTGCCCTGGTCCTCGGCCCACGCGATGATCGGGTTGAGGACGGTCGCGTCGGTGACGCCCGGGACGTTGAGGACCAGGTTCGCCTCGACGGTCTCCAGCCGCTTTGTCGCGGTCGCCAGGTCGATGGCCGCCGTGCCGTCCGAGCCGCCTGTCAGAGCGACGCCGGTCTGGATGGCCGGGGCGTGGGTCGGGACCCACGCGGTATTAAGCAGGCTCTGGACCTGGATGAAGGACGAGCCGGTGACCGGGGAGTTGATCAGGGCCTGCGCGTTGCGGGAGTCGGCCGGGTCCAGGGAGACGTCGGTGAAGCGCTCCTTGAGGAAGGCCGCAGTGTCACCGCCGACGTAGACGAACAGGTCGAAGCGACCACCGCCGGACGAGGCCGCAGCGACATCCACGTAGACCGTGTTGCCCCAGGAGCCCGGGGAGATCGCGGTGATCTTCAGGCTTGGCTCGGGAGTCGCCTCGGTGTCGTCCAGAGAGATCTGCGCCGCGACCGCGTCGGAGGCCGCCGCACGCACGATGTACGCCGCGTTGCCGCCGTTGTTGAAGTAGGAGTAGACGGCGAACGGGAGCAGGTCCGAGGTGTCGCCGAAGGCGCCGAAGGTGGCCACGTACTGCGACCAGGACGACACCAGCGTGGGAGCCAGCGGACCGCCCTGCTTGTTCTTGCCGACGAACGCCGCAACGGACTCGCCCGGCGTGTTTACGGTCTGGCTGAGCGGGGCCAGAGTCTCACTGATGTAGACACCCGGCCGCTTGTAGACAGTCATCTGTTTCTCCTGGGTAAAGGGAATTCCTGGGGTTACGAATCCTGGGTCCGGATCATGGGCGGATTACGTGGTCCGTGAAGTACTCGAATCCCAGCGCCACGCTGGTCGCCTTGACGTACGCGTCGGCGACGGAAGGAAGCATTTCGCTGGAGACAGAGATCAGGTATTCGCGACGGAACAGACGCTTTCCGTTCTCGTCGCGGGTGTCGGCCAGCTCGGGGCCGCCGAGAAGATCCAGGCGCCGTACCGTTCCGTCCTCGGGAATCTCCAGAAACCCGAACCGCGCAGGAAGCCGGTCGCGCTGCATCATCAAGGACGCCAGCGCGATGTCGTGCTCCGCGAGACGGGTGAAGACCATGACGCGGTACCGCAGGTCGAAGGGGATCGGGTACTCGACGAGGTACGGGGACTGCGTGACGTCGTAGGAGGTGTCCCCCTCCGCCCACCAGCCGGTCGCACCCTCGGGGGCGTACGGCAGGTAGACGGGGCCACGGTGCTCTCGCTCGTCGGCCTTCTCCATCCCCGCGTGCTCGATGACGATCAGGGGAAAGGTCTGCTTGGCCAGCTCCACCTCGGGAATGCGGTAACGCACCGGAACGGGTCGGCCGTCCGGTGCATTCGCGTCGGTGACAGAGAGGCCCTGGAGTTTCGCCTTAACGGCGCGGTCCTCGTTGATGAGCCATGGCAAAGCGGGCCTCACGGGTCTCGAATAGCAGAAAGTCTTCCGCCATTCAGGATCCCAAGAAAGCCGGAGAAGTTTATAGTCAGACCGTCTGGGACCAGTGCGCGAACTGCGCATCGTTGACCAGCTCGTCCGGCTTCATCTGTACGCACTCGATACCGACGATGATGTCCCGGTTCTGAATCTGGCCCAGAACAGAAATGGACGTGACGCGGAAAACCGAGTTGTCGTAGACGATCCGGTCGACCAGGTACTTGCCGTGGTCGATGTCCTGGTCGGTGAACCCCATCTTCCGCAGACTGTCGAACGACGCGGTGACGGAGATGTTGTCGACGGTGTACAGACCCTGCGGGGTGTCCTGCGAGGCGCCCTGGCTGTGGATGACGTGCAGGGCCGGGATCCGGTAGGGACCGATGAAGGTCTTCCCCTGCCCCGTCGCCTCGTCGTACAGGTCGTCCCCGGCCGGGTCGGTGTGGGAGTAGCGGTAGTACTGGACCATCTCGCCGACCTCGTGCTGGCGCCCCCGCAGGGACGCCATGATCTCGGTGGTCTCGTAGTTGGCGTTGAACCGCCCCGACCGCTTCCAGTCCAGGCGGCCCATCAGAAGTACCCGCCCCAGGTCTGAGAGGGGATACCGGACTCGTCGTCGTTCTGGTGGCCCGGCCCGATCGGCGGCAGGATCCGCTGCGGAAGCGAGTAGTCGTCGTACTCCCGCTCACGGAAGATCGGCACGAGACGTCCGGTCGTACGGGAGACGCGCCGCAGGTTGGTGACCTCGATCGCGTACAGGCCGACGCCCATCTTCTCGCACAGCATCTTGTACCGGTCGGTGAGCAGTTCGATCTGCTTCTGGATCTGCGCGAACCGCTGGCCCCGGTCGACGGAGGTGCCGTCGGCGGTCTGGACGTTGATGTCGGTCGCCGCGTCGGTGGCCAGCGCCCACATCGCCTCTGTGCACGCCAGCATGACGATCATGACGTCCTCCTCCGGTGGGAGGGTGGCGAAGTCGACGGGCTCCTCGCTGTAGCGGATGAACCCGTTGTCGTCGCGGTACCGGGCGGAGATCGTCCGTCCCCGGTTGTGCTGTGCGAACGCGTCGCCCAGGTAGACGTCCAGCTCGTCGTCGGCGAACAGGCTGTAGGACTGCCCGGACACGAGCAGCAGCGCGTCCAGAGGAAGCGCGGCGTTCAGGGTGAGGATGCCGTTCAGCGCGTCCAGGACGTAGTCGCTGGTGGTGAGTACCGTCTGCGTGGTGCCGACGACCCGGACAGCCTCCAGGCCGGTGACGTTGTTCGCACTCAGTTCGTACTCGGCGACGTCCCCCGTTCCCCGGATGGTGTCGCGGAACGGCGTGAGCCGGTCGCCCAGCTCGTTGCGTACCCGCGACCGCAGGTCCTCAAGGGTGGCCATTCCGCGACTCCGATCAGGTATTAAGGGTCAGCGCGCCAGCGGCGATCTGAAGGGACTCGTTCGTCGCCGCCTGAAGCGGGCTGTCGATCGGCCACGCGTAGATGACGGTGCCGGTCGTGCCGGACGCCGAGGTGACCAGGGCGGCGTAGGTGGCCGCGTCGGTCATGTCGGCGGTGAACGGACCGAAGAACAGCAGCGCGTTGTTGCCGGTGGTCATCGGGGCGCCGGACGGTGCGGTCCATACGACCTGCTGCCGGGCGTAGCCGGGCGTGGAGACCTCCGGGAGGGAGGTCATGCTGTAGGTTCCGTCCTCCTGCGTCGGGTCGGCGATCAGCAGGGCCAGGTAGGTCGTACGTGGCGCCGTGTACGCCACAGCCCGGCCGGTGAGGAAGTCCAGGGCGTTACCGGCCCAGACGGGGTTCGTACCGGCCATCAGGCATCAACCTTCTTGAACAGCCGTGTGAAGTCGGACAGGTGCAGGGAGAAGTGCCGGACGGACTTGCCCGGCGCGTGGTCGCCCTCGTCGGTGATGACGTGTGTGTCATGAACGTGAGCGAGCAGGACGGAGTCCTCGCCCGCGTGGCCGACGCCAGCGGTACCAGCCGGGTGTACGTCAACCACGACGACCGTGGAGCCGGTGGGAAGGTGACCCAGTCCGGCTCCGTGGCCTTCGGCGTTCTCCAGCACGTACGCCTCACCCGAGGTCGGGGAGGGGGCGGGAGTAGTCATCAGTAGTGCTCTCCTTGAGCCGATCAGTGCCAGATGTAGCCGAGCGAGTCCAGGTGGTCGTAGAGAGGCTTCGGCGCCTTGTAGCGCTGGCCCTCGACGAAGTCGTAGTGCTGGCCGTGGCCGAAGGTCATGTTCTCGATGGCGGTGTTCACACGGAACTCGCGGTGCGGGGTCTCGACCTCGACGGCCTCGGCGACCTCGATGACGGTCTCGACGACCGGCTCCGGGGTCTTCGGGCGGGCCTCGACGACGGTGTCCGACTTCTCAGCAGCCGCAGCCTCGTTGATGAGGGAGATCTCCCTCTCGCGGGCCGCCAGTTCGTCGGCGTGCTCCTTGGTGAGGGCGGCCTTGTTACGGCCGGTCAGGTCACCGGGACGAGCGACATTGCGTGCAGGCATTTGTTTCTCCGGGTTCGGGACTCAGGTATGTGAGGCGGTACTACTTTAACGAGGAAGGGGAGCGGTTCTGGTAATCCAGAAAACCGCTCCCCT